ATCTCCCGAGCTACCAATCTTTGCGTAATCTCCCGAGCTACCAATCTTTGCGTAATCTCCCGAGCTACCAATCTTTGCGGAATCTCCCGAGCTACCAATCTTTGCGTAATATCCCGAGCTACCAATCTTTGCGGAATCTCCAAAGCTACCAATCTTTGCGTAATATCCCGAGCTACCAATCTTTGCGTAATCTCCCGAGCTACCAATCTTTGCGGAATCTCCCGAGCTACCAATCTGTGCGGAATCTCCCGAGCTACCAATCTTTGCGTAATATCCCGAGCTACCAATCTTTGCGTTTCTTTCTTTGCTGTCGTTTTTGCCAAAACCATCACAGGTAAATCTTGTCTTTTCGATGGTAAAGTCAACACACGCTTTGATAAATCCTTTAAGACCAAGCTTTAAACCGACGTGTAATTTATTCGTAGCACATTTATCCTCTTTTTCGTATACATCTCCGACAGCTTCCACCTCTGAAAATTCAGAAATATTGCCATCTTCATCTACCAATGGATAATAATTAAGCACGTCAAACGGCTCCTTGCAAAAATGCATAACACCAGATTCACAAATTTCGTTTCCACTTTCCTCGTAAGTAGTATTTTCCTCATACTGCTTTCCCTTACAAATCATTCCTTTTTCGTAAGCTTTGTAACCTTTAACTGACATAACGTCTCCTTTCTACGCCGTCAGATATGCCAGCCGACCAACGACCGACAGCCTGTCCTTGACGTTCCTGTAAATTTCCTTGTACGGTAACTCCTGCTGAATGCCGTCCTGCACCATATTCAAAATGATGTTTTCCACGAACGACAGGTTCATAAGTTGCTGTGTTGTTGCTGTTTCCCTGTCTGTCACGCCTGCTGTTTTGTTTGCCAGTTTGGAATAAGTCATATACAACATATCAGCGTGTTCACTGCCCTGTTGCTTTGCGTACTCGACTAACTGTTTGAGTACGTCCGTTTCGGCTTTTCGTGACAGCTTGCCGACCGACCGGCTTTCAATCCACGACTGGGACTGACGCTCACGGATGATTTTCTCCATCTGATTAAAAGCGTTGATGTACTGCCATTTCCAGTCGTTCGCTTTCTTGCCAGTGAATCCCATAACGAGGAACGAAAACCCATCCCTGTTCATAAGGTACATTTTGTTGGTTTTTCCCGACTTATCCTTATAGGAAGTCTCCCAAAATGACTGAGCCCAATTTTGGGCTGAGCTATTTTTCTTGATTTCTTCCACTGCTCTTATGACGTGAGTGTGTTTCTTTCCGAAATGAGAAGCAACATCCAAGCTACTGCAAACCGCTTCTTCCTTTTCTAAGTAAACCAGTTCGTCCAAGCTAAGCCTCCTTTGCTTCCTTATGCTTCTTCTCTTTCTGCTCTGCCATATTCTCTACTTTTCCGAGAATGTATCCCTTGTCAAAATCCGACATTTTAGGGATGGCGTCTTTGAGCTTCTCGACAATATTCTTTTCCTTTTCACTCATAGGCTTTTACCTCCTCTCTTTGTTGATTCTAAAACAAGTATATGTCATTCTAAAACATTTGTCAATAAGTTTTTGTTGATTTTTTCAACAATGTATGGTATTCTATTATCAGAAAGGAGGGAATAGTCTTGAATGAGCGTATTAAACAAATAAGAAACACGTTCGATCTTACTCAACAGGAATTTGCGGATAAGATAAAAGTAAAAAGGAATACCGTAGCCACATATGAAATGGGAAGAAGTATTCCAAGTGATTCCGCAATAGCATTGATATGTAGAGTTTTTGGTGTTAGCGAGGATTGGCTTAGAACAGGGAGCGGAGAAATGCTTTCTAAAAGCACCAAAGACGAACAGATTTCAGAAATGTTAGGAGAAATTCAAAGAGGAGAAGAAGACAGTTTCAAACGCAGACTTGTTTCCGCACTATCTAAATTAAGCGATTCAGAATGGGATGTTTTAGAAAAACTGATTGATTCTATCGCTGAAAAGTAACAAAGAGCCACGGTAGGCAAAACCGTGGCTCTTTTTCATCCTATAAGTTTTTTCAGATAAGCGTATATGGCTTTTAGCCAGTAAAGGCTCTGACAATTATTCACCATTTCAATAATTTCCTGTTTCAATTCATCCTTTTCCATAAAATACCTCCATAGCCAATCTCCCAGTGACGATTTACCCCATTATAGAACGTATGTTCTTGTATGTCAATACTTGACTTCGTTTGTAAATCATCGTAAAATTTTTATGTGCTTAAAATTTCGGGACGGCAGAAACGCCAATAACTACCGCCCCTATGCCAAAACTTGAAGTCCCCCTCTTTGTAGGGGGCATATATATCATAGCACGCTTAATAGGAGGAGAAAGTATGATAAGGGATGAAAAATTGAAAGAAATTTCGACAAAGTTAATTCGCTCTGACAAAGTGGACGATATCGCCACGCTACGCCGTAACGTGGAAATGTACGTTCAAGACCCCGATATCACGATACGGGATATTTCGGAACAGTCGGGCGTACCGATACCAACGATAAACAACCTGCTATACAAAGACAAACAGGGCATACGGTTGTCTACCGTCATAGCACTGGCAAGGGCATTACAAGTCAGCATTGATGAATTAGTCGGCTGTCAGACTATGACAAAGGAAATGCGGGAAAGCGTAGAAATCTGCCGTGGGCTTCCCGAAAATGCACTGCTGTTAGTTCGGTACTTTATACGCCATCAGAAAATGCTATACTCAAAAGTAAGTAACAAATCTAATTATATCTCTGTATTCGTTCCGAAGTATGAAAATGGAATCCTAGCAACTACAAACGTATCTGAAATGGTCAATTTAGAGAATTTTCCGTCAAATGTGAAATCCAAGGCTTATACGGGAATTAAAATTCCTAATGACAGTTATATGCCATATTATATGGAAAATGAGATTGTACTGGTTGCCTGCGACCGTGAAGCTGTCAAAGGTGAGCATTGCATTATTACCAGTGGCGGAGGTATCTACATTGTCAAGAAAGAAATCAGCGTCCGGAACGGCAGGAAAGAGAAACATTACATATCTCTTTATGGTGATTATGACATTATCCCCGACAGCAAAATCGACGATAGGATAGGATATGTTGTCGGTTTTATCGACAGCAACGGGAAATGGGGCGTTCGGTGATTGAATTATTGGCAATAAAAAAAGAGGGGGGCATATGCCCCCCTTGATTTAATTTAAAAACGTAAATCAACATAAGCTGATGATATATTATCATCAGTAAATGAGTAATTATCATTTATATCTATAGTTAAAGAAATACCTTCATCATCTGAGCCGGAATAATAGGAAAGATTACAAGTACCAATAATTTTTCCGTTGAAATCTCCCTGTGTGCAAAAAACAGTCTTATATATATATGGCAACAAATTATCCTTTTTATATCCATATTGTTTGTATGGCAATTTAATGTAAATCTCATCTTTTTTAGAAAAACTAACTGGAATACTAAGGCTTATATACCCCCTTGAAAGTCCGAATTTCCCATTGGCTCCAAATAAAAACAATGACGATATAATATTTATATCGCTATAAGAACCGTTTCTAATCAACTGTGCTTTCGCAAGTGATATTTCTTTTTCAAAGTACATATCACCTCTCAAATCACTAACTGTTTCTCCAATCTCATTCCCATCAATCGTGGTAGTGATTGGAGTTGCAAGTTCATAGTAAAGATACTTTCCTTGCATTGCTGACTTAAAAGCAGATGGGTCTGTGTAAGCAGAATCTTTAATATTGAAAGATGTTTTGTAAATTAATAACCCTTTGTCTGATTGCATTAAATCGTTCATATTCGTATAAATTGTGTAACCCATAAGGTAATTTTGATTGTTGTCCGCAATACCATATTCAGATGAATTGAAATTTCGAATATAAAACCCCTGAGTTGAACTATAACCGTAGTTGTAATTTCCTAAATCAATTCTTCCAACTTTCTGTATAAACTGATTATCATTTACTTCATTCTGTATAGAACATTCTTTTGGTACACTCCATCCAAGCATTTTAATGTCCATAATTTCTGTGGATTGTGCTGAAATGCTTTCTTTTACTTCTGTATCATCATAAACAGTATCTGTAAATACTGCATTCTCTGGTACATCTGCATTTACAGTATGACCATTTACTGTTGCAGAATTTCCACCGTTTGCAGGCAACTCAGTTGGGATTTCTGTCTTGTTTGCTTTGTTTCCAATTTCTGTATCAATTTCGTACAATTTAGAATCAAGTGTTTTGCTTTCTGCTACAACAACACCTGTGGCGTGAGCAATCGGGTAAAATTTTTCTCCAAGTTTATCTTTTAACCATTTTAATTTCATACAAAATACCCCCTATTTCAAATAAATTTGACCAATTTCACCTGCTTTAATCTCTATTGGATTTTCCAACACTTTTCTTGCTACCATAAAAACATTTGTGTTTGATAATTTTAAGTTAGCCGGGAATCCATTTTTACCAGATGTAATTGCTAAAAATGAACCAATTTCTTTTACTGTTGCATCTGAATCTGTCCAGTTTTTAACATTCAACGTAAAATAATCATCGGATGTATTTATTGTTGAAGAAACAGGGTATACTCCAGAAAGAGGAGATTTTAAAGTGTAATCAGTTTCGGATTCTGCGATATTACTTGATCCGAAATAAATCAAACGGCTTGATATCCCAGAATACGATGCGGCTTTTCCGCTTGTGACAATATAATCATAATTAGATGGAAGATTAGAGTTATAGCTAGTTTGTAGCGAAACCATATCAACAGAAAATGGAAACATTAAAGCGATCAATGAATCTTTGTTTTCTTCTGTGACTGCTCCGAACTTATGCAAAGTATTTCTATAATTGTTTGAATTAAACAAAAAATTTGTAGGACGCTCTAAGCTTGAATTTTTTCCAAGCCAATCTGAATATGTTAATGTTGTTCCGTCCGCAAGTGTGATGTCCCCTTTAAAATTTGTTACTGTTCCTCCTTGCAGAAAATGGTTAATTAAATCTTTTGCTAATTTTGTATGCATATTTATACCTCCGTTAATATTGTTCCTGTGTATATTTCAGAAATATTTACTGATAAATCATTTTGTACCGTTTCAAATTTTAATACGTCTTGTTGCACATCGTAAAAGTTTATTCCATCGCCAACGGAAATACTTTTAATTTCTTTTGGCATATCCGATAATGTCATTTTGCTTGTTTTCCCTGTTTTTGACCTTATCGCATCTGCTACGCTTTGCAAATCACTCATAATGCTCAAAAAAATCACCTCTTTAAAATTGTGTTGTGGAGATAGAACCGACTATTTCCGACAAATTTGACACTTCTTTTTTTAGCTGCGTTATATCTTCTGCCATACTTGGGTTATCCGGAGATCCAGCCTCACCGAATCCTGTTGCATCTTCAAAATGTGCTACGTCAGATAGGTCTGCTTCGATTTTTTCCTTTTCTGTCTTTGCTTGTTCGGCATAGTACTTTGCGTTATCAGTATCTTCGCCATCTCTCATACCGCTACCGCCAATAGCATAGCTTTGAGCTAATTTAGCGTCAGCGGCGGCGTCTGTAGCAGAAGAAGCGGCACTTGCGGCACTACTGCTTGCGGCATTTACATTTGACGTGATTTTAGCAAGAAAATCAGTTGCCAAATATTCATCGGTAATACTGCCTTTTACAAGATCTGCTGTTATTTTCTTTGCGCCATCTTCGCCGGTAGTTTCCGTAAAAGTAATTCTTTCTCCGTTGCTAAATGTATAAGCACTCGGAATAGCCTTACTGATATCTGCCGTCCATCTAGTTCCGTCTGTTGTTTCCATTGTAATAACTCCGGCACTATCCATAGAAAAAGAAACTGGTATTTTTTCGATGTTAAAATCAACGCTAAAACTTGTTCCGTCAAAAAACTTAAAAGTCAAAATTCCTGTATCGGGATCCCATGTTGGCGTTTCCGAAAGAAGCTTATTCGCCGACGATTTATCAAGCTTTTTAACCTCTGATTCCGTATGGGCGATATCTAAATTACTGCACAGCTCTTCAATGGCTTTATCCATTTTATTAAGATTGCTTTCGTTAAGCGGTGTTTTTAAGCTTGTTGACTTATTTTCCCAGTTTATACGAGTATATTCTACTTTTTCATAATTTGAAGATTCTACACCAGGAATTGCTCCACCGATCGTTTCATATAATTCCAAAAGTTTCAAAGCAGCTTCCGAAGCTTTGTTTATTTCAGAATTATATACAGGTATTTCTGCGTTTTCAACTGGAGCATAATCTCCATCTGTAGTAACAGCCGAATTTGATCCGTAATGAAATATCTTTCCTTTATACTCTATTTCCCCGTTCGTTCCGTAATCTGTTCCGCTTGTATCCCTTAGATAATCGTCAGTCGAAACAACCGCATAATCCGTAACATCTGAAACCACAATAGGAAGAGGTATGTTTCCAGATCCCATATAAATCATTCCGATGGCCCAAAATTTCTCCGTGTGTTCTGATGGATTTCGTATTCTAAGATAAAAATCTTTTCCAAACCGTGTATACAATTTCGTTGCTTTGTAATTGTAATCTCCAATTTTAACATTTTGTGGTTCTTTAATTAAGTAATTCGCCATAATTCCTCACTTTCTATACGTTTGCCCAATAACTGTAGTTAATTCTGTAAGTCGCGCCTTGGTCGATCGCCGAATGCGATATTACAATCTGCGGTGTTCCGGACGCCCCTCCCGGAGAAATTGAAACCGCATCAACAGTAAATGCACACGCATCAAAATCACCGTTTATAGCGGTGACAGGCATATGTGCATTTATGTCCGGTACTTCTATATATGTATATACAGTAATTCCGCCATCATTGGTAAAAACTTGGCTTCCGGACATATATCGCATACCATTAATAATAAGACCTGTGCATGATACAGCGCTTGGTATGGAAAGCTTCTCGCCATCGCTCCCATCAATTTTTACATTTTGAATCTTAATCGGTGCGCTCGATTTTATTACCGGCTGTTTATGCAGTTCACCGTCATATTCTTCATCAAGCGTTATATTTGCCGCTATCGTCTCCTCTTCCACTGTTCCCATCCGAGTAGTATATGACGTTTTCTCGAATTCAATCCTGTCGTTTAACAAATGTGTCTTGTTGCTATTTTTAAATTGTTGCTTCGTTGTTCCCCCTGCACCATCTTCAACATCGAGTGTTACTGTCGTGTAAGCTTCGGATGTCACGCCATTTTCTGTATTCATTTCCGTTGAATTGTAATCACAGGATGGCTTTTCGTCCAAATACTCTTCATAATCTACCCAGTGTGCGCCGTCCCCGTAAGAAAATCGGTAAACCGTATCACTGTCTAAATCATAATATAATTCTCCTACTTGCGGCATTTCAATTTCTACTGTGCCATCCGGAATTGTAACATCATCCTTCGGTTTTCCGTGATCGAAATATTTTACGTCTAATTCTTTTCCGTCTTTAATTACTTTCGGTTTATAATTTGATAATTTAATCAAACTTTCTGCACTTTTATTACTTTCTAAGTGTATCTGTCCGCCGACAAGCTCAAGTAATTCTTCTGCTGTCAAATTGATATTATCAGCTGTAACCTTAAAGTAATTCTTGCCGTCATCAGCGTTGGTTCCAAGTTCTACTTCTACCATCCGACCATTTTTATCAACCTTAAGGACAATCGTATTAGAGGTTTGCTCAAAATGGCTACTTTCTCTCTTATCTAAATCTGTCACGTCAACCGATAAACCATCAATGCTTTTCTTTATCTCAAGGCTCTTACCCATAAGCTGAACCAATTCATCGCGACTTGTGGTTTCGTTCGCCCTAACTTTGTTCCCTTTGGCAGAAAACGTGTCCCTAAGTCCTTGAATACCTTTTAGAGTCCTTGAAAAAACAGGAAATATTACACTTTCTCTTTCTTTTACCAAAGAATACCAATCTCCCAGGTCCATATACGGTAGCCCCTCAAGCGTAGTATCGTTTGGTCGGTAAACAATGACATTCAGTGCATTTTTTATATTTTTTCCAATTTTCTTTAATTCCTCTTGCGATTTCCCAAAAAATAAAATATTTGAAGAAATTACATAAGGGTTGCTTTCGTCATCATCAGAAGCCACGCCGATATCATCAGACGATGATTTAATTGTCACGCATGTAATCGGCATCGTTTCATATTCTTCAAATTTTGTCGTAATATATTGAGCATATGCCGGATCCGTTCCGATATATTGAGCGTTACCGCCGGATACCGGATATAAATCTTCCGTTGGGTACAAATCCTCTTCCGGATATAGTCCCTCCGCTTCGCTTATTTTTATTTCTTCAAACTTTCCGTACCGGTTTATATAACCAAAAGCCCCATTAGCTTCACAGATATATTTTAAAAGCATTGTTCCGGTTAAATTTCCTTGTCCCGGCTCTACCGTTTTTTCGACTTCCAAATCGTCATTGACAAAGGAGCCTCCGGCAAATTCAACTCCAAAATACTCTAATATGTTTGACCGAAATTCTGAAAGTTTGAGTTTATTATTTCCCGGAAATGTTTTATTATAAAAATCTGCAATATCCAAAGATGCGTCGTATAATGCGTCATATGCGATTATTTTCTTATAGTCCTTATCATCTACACACTTTGCACTATCGACACGATATACACCCATAGGGATTGTTAAAACAGTTTTCCCTTCTGAATCTTCCACATCCATATAGCACTTAAATTCCAAGCCGGTTACATCCTTGTCCATTACTTCTGATACTTCAAATTCAATACTAGAAGCGATGCAACCGCCCAAATACAACTCTTCATCGCTACAGATAGATTGAGTAATTGTAACACTTTCTTGATGGATGATTTCGTTATCAATCGTCAAGTTGATATCATCAAAAACCATCCTGTATCCCTTGTAATATCCAGAAGAATAAAACATAGCTTTTTGTTCGTCTGTCAGATTAAGCATACGGCACCTCCTTAATACTCAATAAACTCCCACGAAATAGGCATATATGTCGGTACTCCCTCATAAGTACCTCCGTACTGAAATTGAACGTCCGGAACATAAAAGAATCCATGGTCATAATCGTTAGTCCATTCGTTAAAATACCGTATCCTTATTTTCTTTTCCGGCAATGCAGCACAATCTTTTTGCTTCATTCCTGTAGTAAGTATATTCATAAAAGAACGCATAGTAGCGTTTTTCATATAAATTGTCGAAAATGCGATTCCGTCACGCATATGCTTTAATACATTTCTTTTAAGGTGACCGTTTGCATTTACATAGCTGTCCAGGTCCTGCGCCCTGCCGGGTGTAATATTAAGATTGTCAGCGGCAATGTACTTATCAATTTTTGTGTACTGATAATCACCGCCGGAATAACCGGTTGCTATCGAAACAAGACCTTTTGCTTTCTCAAATTCTGCCATTTTCTACCTCCAATTATTAAAGGTTAGCGGCTCTGAATAGACATAGCCGGAAATAAAAAAGAGCGGTTTTATCCGCTCTTTGTAAAAAACATTTTATTTAATATCAATCATGTCCCATATGATAAGCGTAGCTGATATTAGTTTCATAATATGCATAATACATCTTTTCGTATGTATTCCTGTCGCAAGGTATGCTAGATTTTTGAGTATCACTAGAACCTGATTTTATATCTCCTAAACTACTTTTCGATACAGAAACCGGATTCCCATTATCGTCATAATATACAGTTACTACTTCACAATAATAACAATCTTTATTCGATCCGTTTGTAACGGTAATCATCAAATAATCACCGTAATCGTCTTTCACATAATTTGTCGTTAAAGAAAGATCTTCTATCAAGGAACTGTGATAAAAATACTTCATTCCCTCTGTATATTCATACTCTATTTTATATGTAGAATATGTTTGACTTGGAAGTGAAAATTCTAAATATCCAACATATCCTCCCTCTAAATATCCTATGCTGTCAGAGTCATAATCAACAGCTATTCCGCTTTCATTATAAAAGGTACATTTCGCTGATACAGAAGTCGGAACACCGTACTCACTTTCTAACTTTGCGTAAAGATATCCGTTTGCAACAAATGTCTCCCTTGTTATATTTTCTTTTGCTTTTTGAGAATCAAACTTATCGCTTTTAGGGACAGAAGTTGTTTTTTTCTTTTTCAACTTCACTGTAACCTTGCATTTTGCGGTTCTTCCGGAATTATTCACAATTAAATATGCCGTTCCTTTTTTCATTCCTTTAATTTTTACGGAATTTTTTGACATTTTAACAATTCTTATTTTTCCGTTAGAAACACTCCAGGATGCAAAAGGGCTTTTGTTACCCTTTAGTTTTACAGTTTTTGTACTTCCCACATTTACAGTTACTTTCTTCTGCATAGACATTGCGTTCACACTTTTATCTTTGATAAAAAATGCAAAAATAAAAGAAAACACCAAAATAAATACCGTTTTTCTTTTTCTTGAAATCATATTTCTCCCTCCTGTTTTTAAAATTTACCCTATTATACACTACAAACGACAGATTGTCTATGCATAAAGTGGTCTTCCGTTTGCTTTCTTAAATCTTTCGTTTGCATCGGTCGTAATTCTGACAATGTCACCATCAGACACTCCCTCCACATAAAGAGCTTGACCTTTTCCACCACTATTCATCTTATTGATTGCAACGACCATTTTTGTAAGCACTGGGTTTAATGCATTGAAAACGCCATCTGACACAGAAGCAACTATTTGATCGTTATTCATTACGGCAGTATGCCGGTTAATTGTCCCAACAAGCTCCGGACCCGCTTCTCTCGCCATAAACAATTGCCCCATATTAGGGGCGCCTCCTCCTGCATATCCTTTAATGCTTTTCCATTTACCGCCGGAAAAAATACCTCCATCAGCTTTTTTGCTTATGTTATTAAGCACATTAAGTGTGCTTTCGTCAATCTGAAGAGCCTTTCCGTTTTTTTGCTTAAGTTTCACCTCAAGCTCTACAGTCTTTTTAATCGTATTTGCTTTTCCCTTATCGGTAAGCAATGGATTCTTCGACATTTCTCTAAGTTTTTCGATATCACCAATCATTTTCAGATTAGCCTTAATCGTTTTGTTTTGTAATTGAAAATACTTCTTATATCCATCAACAAAATCCGGCGCTTTTTCAGCTTTCAATTTCGTTGTAACTGTTCGTGTCTTTTTCAGGCTTTCGTCAGCCTTATTGATTGCTGAAGTATCAACTTTGTATTTTACATCGAAGCTGTGACCTGCACCGCCTTCTTCCTCATTTTGACCGGTAGCATCTTTCCACCAATCTTTAATTCCTTGCGCCCATTCTTTAGGGTCGTATGTGAATAAGTCCTTAAACTTGAAATCATATTGATACTGCTTCATATCATCAGACGTAAGTTTTTGTCCTATCCACTTTCCTAAATGGAATCCGGCAAATGCCGCACCCAACGCCGCTACCACTCCACCAAGAACGCTTGCAGCTGTAGCCGCGGCTCCGCTTGACATAAAAGTCCCGATTGCGGCCGGCACTTTTGACACAGCTCCTCCTACCGATTTAGCAATTGCCGTTCCTATTCCGGCTTTTGTTGCTGCTTCTGCACCTAGCGATAAAGCAATTTTTGCCATCACTTTCGATGCCAGCTTACCAAAAACCCATTTACCGAGTCCGGTGAATTTCAAAAGTGCAAATACTCCAATTAAGGCCGTTTCGATTGGTGCCGTCTCCATAGATCCTTTAATCGCTTTTGCTATGGCTGTTGCCAGTGCTTTCGCCAATTTCAAAAGGTCAAATGCAATTTTACCAAATTTAATGCCGGAAATAAAACTTCCGATTGCCTGACCTACTTTTTCCCATTTTACCTTTTTGAGAGCTGTCGTAATCGCTTTGGCAAATCCGCTTATGGTTTTACTAATAGAATTCCCAAGCTTTTTCCATCCATCATTTCCCATTCCTGTAAAGAAACCATTGATACCATCAGCAATTTTTGTTCCTAGATTAGTCCAAGTATCCTCGTTAGACACCAAATCATAAAATGCACTTACTAATCCATTTGCTAGTTTACCGACACGCCACATAATTCCTTTTGCGTCAATTCCAGCAATCAAGTCAGCTATCTTTTGTGCAATTTCTTTCCAACTAATTCCGGTTACTGCGGCAATCATGGCATCCAAAATTCCATTTACCCATGCATTAAAGGTGTCAGCTGTAAGACCAGGATCCCAATTTTTAAAAAATGAATTGATTCCCGCCGCCAAATTTTCTCCAAAAGATTTCCAGTTATATGTTTTTGCAAATTCCAGTAAAACATACATCGCTGTGTTTATCGCATTCGCAATAGTTTTCCCTAAATTCTTAAAAAGCCTTTTACCACTATCGCCTGCAAAAAGGCCATTCAGAAACGAAGCAAGACCAGAACCAAATCCCTTTGCCTTTTCGTATACTTCATTCCATGGTATGCTCTCCATCGCTTTTGATAAAGCATCGGCAATCTTCTTTCCAAGCTTTTCGAGTGTATCAATATCACTTTTAAACTTCTTGAAAACGCTATCTTTTTGCTTCCACTTACCTCCGCTTCCAGAGCCAATGTTAGACAGATCCCCAACGCTAGTGCCTTTGCCATTTCCTGTACCGTCATTATCTTTTCCTTTTGAGGATGTAAGGTTATTCAATCGGTCAAAGCCCTGCAATTGCTTATTGAACTCTTTCTGTGCCTTTGTAGCCTTTTTGTTAGCATCAGCTGTATCGTTCGCTCCGTCAGCGGCATCTTCCATATCATCCTTGTAAGTTTGAGTAACGCCGCCGCCCTCTTCATATTCCCATCCGAAAATCTTTCCAAGTGCATCTCTTGCTGATTTTGCAAATTTATCCAGCTGAATCAAAGTACTGTTCATAGCTTTTACAAAAGGCTTAAAAGCGTTAATCGCAATTTGACCAATCGTAGAGCCTAATTGCTGAAAATTTTGTTTCAGCATACGGGTTTGGTTTGCCCAGGTATTAGATGTCCTAGCAAAATCTCCCTGTGCGGCACCGGTTTGTGAAATCACATACTGATAGCGGAGCATTGTCTTTTCCGCTTGTGACATAGATTTAATATTGGCATCTATGCCCTGCTTATGCGCCCACTCTTGAAGAGTTGCTTGCGTAAGGTCAATTCCATACTTTCTAAGTGGCATTGTTGTTCCGGTAAACACGGATTGCATAGATTTGGCAATCTTTTCCTGATCCTCATTATAGAAAGATGCCATATCAGCAGACAGCTTGGTCAACTCTACAGACATTCCAGACATTTTCTTTTGTGAAAATCCGACTGCTGTTCCCATCGCTTGGAAACGTCCGGCAATCTGCTTTGCTGTCAATTCAGACATGCCGTAGTCTTGAATGGACGTTTTTGCCAAATCTTCAATCTTGCTTTTATACTTTCCGAATCCAACGTCAACAACGTTCTGAACTTCTGTCAAATTAGAGGAATAGTCCATTGCAGACTTTAGACCATTGAAAGCTCCCTTTGCCGCATTTACTCCGATAACAAGCTTTGTTAACTTGGATGCAATTCCGCCGAATCCACTGCTTAATTTTCTTTGAGAAGAAAATCCGTTTTTTATTCTGGAAAAGAAAGAGCCGATAGAAGCACTGGAAGCTTTTATGTTTTTCCCGATATTAGAAAAAGCCGCGATCATACGTTTTTGGAAAGAACCGGCATCTTTTCCAGTATCATTCAGTGTTTTTTTATAAGTCTTAAGCTCTGATTCCGCTTTTACAAGCTCTTGATATGATTTATCAAATCCCTCGTTTCCGAAACCGATACCGGCAGATTGCATCTTTTTAAGGTTTGCCCTTAATTTGCTTACTTTTGCATCTAAACTGTCTGTTTCTGTAATGTCGGTAGTAATTCCTTTTGCTTTCTGATTAAGCGCCGCCTTATACCTCTTTGCTTCGTCCGTAACTTTTGCCAAAGCCATATATGCAGTATCCCATTCGGAAGTACCCATTCCGAGACCGCTTTGCTCTACACTAGCCAAATACGATTTAGCATCCTGCACCATAGCGGTATATCTCGAAATGCCATCCAAATTAGGATTAAGACCGGATTTTAACTCTTCCTTATAGTCACTCACCTTTTTATCAAGCTTTTCAACAGCTAAATAGGCATCGTTCCACTCTTTATCTCCGGCAGAATATCCTTGGCTGGATAATTCCTTGAGACGTTGCTTCGCATTATTAAGAGCGTCACCGTACTCGTTTGTACTCTTTTCAGCTTTTTTAGTTTCTTCAATGGTCTGCATCAAAGAATCAGAATATCCAACTGCTGATTTCGGAATATAAGAAGTCTTTGGCTGTTCGGCTTTGGTATCTTTCAGACCGCCATTATCACTGCGGTTAATCTGAATCTTCTTTTGCGAGGTTGCCATTTCTTTCATTTTATTTGAAAGAGCATCCATTTTGTTAATGGTTTCAGCAATATCGTACTGCATATTTACAAAGGAGCTTTTACCAGTAGATGCACTACCGGTAGCCAGTGCCTTTTTCTCTTTTTCTGCTAAATTATCCAGCTTCGCAGAAAGCTTGTCATACTCTTTCTGTAATTGTACAGTAGAACCATCAAACTTTGCATCCTTTCCGATTTCAGAAAACTTTCCCTGCAATGCGCTAATGGCTGCCATTCCGGTTTTTGTATCGACATTGACTTTTGTCTTTCTCTTTCCGAGATTTTTGACAGACTTATCAATACCATCAATAGCGTCTTTGGTGTCTTTCAGACCGCCATTTTTAGCAATTCCATTGATATTTTTAGCAAAATTACCAAGTGCGGATGTATCAACTCCTCCAATAGCAGAAGATACCGCACCAAGCTTTTTTATAAGGCTATCAAGTGCGGCATTTGCCTTTTTCGCACTCGCTTCAATTTCTAACTCTAAGCTTTCCTCTGTAGCCATTACCGCACCCCACTTTCACTACTGTGCTTTGTTGTAATTCAAAATCGCCTGCACAATGGCTTTGGCGATATCATCCTTATGCTTTAAGTACAACGATGCATCGTCCGGATCAGAAACAAAACATACTTCAATCAAAATAGCCGGCTTATTTGTATGATTTAAGAAATACAAATTGGTATCAATCTTAACTCCCCGATTGGTAAATCCAATTTTTGATATCTGATTACAAACCCCTTTTCCAAGATCTCCGCGAACGCCGTCTTTGTTTCGAACAATAACTTCTGTTCCCATAGTCAAAGAATCTTTTTTACTTTTGTGTATAAAAAAGTTAAAATGAACAGAGATATCAACATCTCTTTTCTTGGAATTGCACTTTGCACAAATTTTACGAAGTACATCCGTTTGGTTTTTTCCATTATTGACCGTACAGTTGTATGCCTTAATTCCGTTCTTTTTCAGAAGCTTTACTACCTTTTTGGTAATAACTCTGTCTTCCTTGCTTTCGTCGATGTAATCACTGGCACCGCAAGCAATCTTGCCCTGCGGATTATGACCGCCGTGTACCGTTACCGCTGTAATCTTTGCCATCTTTATCCCTCCATTCAAAAAAAGACGGCGGGGCTTTTACACCTCGCCGTTACTTTCCATTAGTTTTTTGCTCTGAATTTCAAGCCTATGATTTGCACGTCTTGTAAGTGCATCCAGCCTTCGCATTTCTGCTTCTGCCTTATCATTTTTAACATTGTCAGAATCTTTATCTGCTTCAATGTTTGAATAAAAAGGCTTCTCCGGATATTTTATCTTGTCTCCATTAAATGCACTTCCGATTGAAAACTGCGTGTAAAAACCAATAAGCCAAGCGAAATACTCTTTATCATCGTTTTCGCTTTTCAATCTGTCGTTATATGCTGTAATTCTTCGATTTATTGCCGCCGGAGTCATATGAAAAAATTCATACTCTGTCAACCCGATTTTCAGTGCTGCCGGTAACAAATCTTCAATTACTCGCTCTCGGAAACTTTTGGCTGCTTCTTCTTGTGATCCTGTGGTTTCTTCGGCTCTTTCTCCTCGGTCATCGGAGACATCATCTCTTCCAGACCGATCAGTTTGAAAAAACCATCTTCACCCATCTGATCTAACAGCATTTCCATAACAGACCAGAAATTTCCGTTGTTTTCCTTGATATAACTTTTCAAAAGGATTTTAGCCGTTTTCTTATCCGGCACCTCGCCGTCTCCCTCTTCCGTTCCGTGATGTTCCATAAGACCTGCATAGAACATAGAAAGAGCCACTTGAGGAATGTCTGAAATCCCTTTGAATTTTGCCTTTATGCTATCAGCGTTATCGCCATCTTCATTAACTGCCGTCATAAGATTGATTACTTTCTCTGTACACTCACCGTACAAGGAAGCTTCTACAGAAAATTCGATCTTATAATCTTTTCCAGAAATATTCAAAACCTTATACATTTTACCTATCCTTTCCCTCCCTTTTTATAAGGGAAAGGGGCAGTCCGAAAACCGCCCCTTATAAACTAATTATTGAGTTCTGTGTCATCTACGGCTGTTTCGTCATAGCCAGTCACAGCCTTCTTGCTACTCGTTTCAGACTGGCTATTTATTCCCCCGAATGTTCAGTAGGAGTTACAGCTGTATCCTCTCCTTTAAGCTCGTCCGTGATACAGTTCATCTGCATTGTAAGAAGTCCGTTCTGCTCTTTTGCAGTCTTTGGAATTCTAGCAGGAGGGGATGCAACGATAAACTCTGCATTTGTAAGACCCTCCGTGATTTCTTGAAACCAAACTCTTTTACCGGCTGCTTTAGCCGTTTGTGCTTCGCTGATCAGATCAGTCCATTCCTTGACCGTTTGGTCTGTCTTGTTTACAGTTACAACGTAATTTTCCGTTACGGTATCTCTACCGGCGATATTTCTTGTCTGCTTATCTTCCAAGGCAGAAGCGTCAATCGCTTCCGGCTCAACCGTTACTTCGTCAATAGAGTTAATTCTGTGTAGTAACGTAAATGCGGTTGGCTTTTGACCAGCCACCGTTTCAATTCCATAAGACAGAGTGGTGCCGTTGGTACTAACACCAGCCACATAAGATGTATTATCTGCCATTATTTACCTCTCTTTCTACCGCTAATTATTGCGGTCAGCAAGCATTTTCATAAATGCTCGGTATATAAGTTACAAAATAGTGTCGTTCGCTCCATATAAGCGTCTAAAACGCATCGTGGAAGTATATATGCCGTCAGACTTTCCGTAAGTCGGCATACCGACAGCGTCAAATCTCAATTCCTTGAACACATTTGCCACGGTTGCCGTTACCAATCGAACGTCTGAACCGCTTGTATTTGAAGAAATATCAACTTGTATAGTTTCCAAAACTGCATTGACGGTTTGCCCGTCAAGCGTTTGTCCCTGTTCTAATCCAGACAGTTCGTGAATGTAAACAGTCGGAAAAATAGGTTTCTGATTCGTTTCTCCCTCGTCCGTGATATACACATCCGGAAATTTCTTTTGCAAAATAGGCTCTGCTCTGGATTTCACAACATAAAAAATCGTGTTTCCAAGTTCAAACGCCCAACTGTTATCTACCATCAGCTAAACACCTCCTTGAAAATCTTTTCATATTGCGAAATAATTTCCATACTAGCCTTATAAATAGGCATTGTCGCTTTAATACCTCTCGAATAATGCCACTTATCATCCTCGCCGAGATAATACCACCCATCCTCAAAGGCGTGTATTTGCCCCGGATATGTTCCGACACCATAGCCCATATCATTTGCTTTCGGGTTAGGCTCCGGGTTGTAATGGATACCAGCACCAAATTCCACCGCTAAAACCGTGTAGAACGGATCTCTGTCTTTTACCTCATGTACTTTACCTGTAGCGATTAAAATGGATTTACAGCCCATTTTAGACGGTTCTCTGTCTATGCTAAGAGTAATTTGATTTCCGATAGGACTTTCATTGATTGCTTGTATCGCTACTTGCTCTCCAATTTTTGCTAACCGGTCAACATACTCTTCACATTTTCTATTAATATCAGATTTATATTTTTCAATCTGCTTTATCGCTTCTTGAATAGATTTCTGCGACAACCCCATTTTTACCTTCATAAAAACCGCCTACTTTGTTGTTTTCTGCAAAAGAAAAAGGTCTACTGTCAATCCCTCGTCAGCCACACCTTTGACGATGTAGTCAGCGGTCAAGATATCAACAAGACCTTCTTTTGTGTGCCCCACGTCAGATTTTTTCCAAATATAATCGCCGGGCTTAATTTGCAAATAACCCTTGTCTGTCGTGATCTGACAATAAGATGTGCTATCATCAATTCCAAACTCTTTAACAAGAACCTCTGAAAGTTTATTACTGATATTTGCCATAAACGATACCGGCTCCGAAAATCCATCGACTTTTTTTGTGTAATAGATTTTCTCGCCGTCTGACGTTTCGTAAAACTTCAGATTTCCGTCCTCGTCTTTTTCATAAACTGTGACAGTTTGCCCTTGAAGTGAATACTTCATAGCCTGCTTATTAATGTCAAGCATTGTTCTTTACCTGCTTATAAATCTGATTAACGCCTGTACTTGATAATCCGGACACAATTCCTACTGCGATTGCATTAAGAATGTCATTTGCCGGAAAGTCCGGTATTACATACATACCTACAACGCCTAAGATACCGCCTGCAACGCCTACGATTATAGGAATGTAATTATCCTTAATGTGCGGAATTGCCTTAACTCCTAAGCCTATCAGATATGTTATTACAACGATTGCAACTACTGTTGATACTGTTGTTATATCCATTCTGCTATACCTCCTTATCTTCATTAAGTCGTGCTTCCAATCCATCTATTCGGTGATGTGCCGACTTTACACTTTCCTCAACCTTAATAATCCTGTTATCGTGAGAATTAAGTTCTTTTCTCATTTCTGTAACTTCGTTTTTTATCTCTGTTGTGTTGCTTGATATTGTGTCAAGTTTCATATTTATGCGTGTATTTTCCTTTACACGCTCCGTAAGTTCTGCATTGTCAGACTTTTTGTTGTTCTTAAGATTTAGTCCTAAGGTAAACAGTCCGAAAAAGACGGAAAAAGCAACTGAAATAATGCTTATAATTACTGCTATTGGCATTGATATACCGCCTTTCATAATTAATAATGGCACACCGCCCACCACCCTTAATGTGTGCCGCCTGCTACCATTTTGTTGACCTAAACAAAATCGCAACGCACAATCTTCTATAAGACTTTAGCAAACGGGAAAACTCCTGCCAGTAATTCTTTTCTGTCCTTCCAATTACGACTAATGCCGTTTTCGGAATAAAAAGACATATATGATTCGCCGGCTTGCGAATAATCATACACAGCAAGGTTGACAATGATTGATTGATATTTCTTCATGTCTTCGTCTATTCGCTCATCGGTATAACTATCCGGATAATTTCTTAATGTCCTTATTTCTTCCGTTGCCTGCTCTATAAGCTGTTCGATAAGAGGGTTTTCCTCATTTTTGTCAAAAACAACAACGTCAGAAGTGGTATCATCGCCGTTATCAACTGTATCAATATGAAATTGTTCTAATCGGATTTTCACCTGCTCTAACGTGCTGTATTTCGTCATATGGATGCCTCCTACAAACCAAGCTTATCAACCAAAAGTTTTTTAAGGTCTGCCCCCGTGTAGGTGTCAGACTCTTCAATATCAAGTTCTTTTGCCAGTTTCTTTAAATCAGCCGTACTCATACGGGAAATTTCGGTTTTGGTATATTCCGGCGGATTCATATAATTAGAAAAAGCAGAAGTATTTTTATCCTCTGCTTTTCCCTTGATTTCCTCTCCCGGTCTATACCACACGCCGTTGATTTTCACGGAATGTGTTGCAACCATTACTCGCCCTCCTTGACCTTCATAACAACTACGCTGTCCATTCCCTCGAATGTAGGAAGTCCAATCATAGAAACTACGCAATGAGTGTTAATAGGATGATTTGTAGCATATGTGTAAACAGCGATACCGGTCTCTACGATAGAAAGATTTCCGTCTGTAAGACTTCCGCTTCTCTCCTCCGGAGTTCTGCCAAATACATATTCCCCAAGGAATATTCCGCCGGACTGTGCTGACACAATGCCGGTAGGTACAAAACTCTTTGTCTTTCCATCTGCTGGATCAATGTACAGCTTGTCATAAATCTCGATTTCAATGCCGTAACCACGAAGATACTCTGTTACCTGCCCCGGCTGCAATCTGATTCCACCATTGTAAGCTGTAATTCCAAGCACCTGCTTCTTTGTATCCTCCGCCTTGAGAACCATCTCCCAAGTCTCCGTATTCATCGTAAATCTTGTGAGGGAATATCCAGTTTTCTTTGCAAACTCACGTCTGGTTTGAATAAGATCATCAAGAGGAGTTGCCGTTGCCGACTTATCCCATGCGCTTGTATCCTTAAACTCAACAAAGTGGTCTGTTTTATGCTCTGCTCCGTTATCTGCCGTGTAGTCGATTGTGTATTTCTTATCGCCAAGAACAACATCAATCTTCGGAATACCATCTTTCGGTGCAAGCAACTGCCAAATCTGTCTCTCCGGAACCACTCTGGCTCCCTCGATAAGGTTCATTGGCTTTTTGCTGATCTCACGAAGCACGCTATTGGCAAGGCTTGAATTTTCGGCACTTTGATAATTTGCGTACTCCTGCTCCTCTTTTTCTGTTACCATGTAACTCTCACGGTAAAAAGGCATCTCATTCTGAATGTCAGAGAAACCTCCAACGTCTCTTAACTCTGCTTGTGCGTCAAAGTTAGATGCTTTCAAAGAAACCGGGAGTCCGCTCTTTCCTTTGATAAACCTAAGATCAAGACTATCCTGCTTTCTTGTTCCAAACTTTAAACGTCCAAGATAAGGCTCCGTTCCTAATGTTTTCTTGTAATTATCCCACATTACACCGAGACTTCTCGCTGTAAATGCTTCTGCTAATGGTAATGCCATAGTTTTTTACCTCCTTAAATCATTACACCTGTGCAATCTTTGGTGCGCCGTAAAATGTAACCCTTGGTGTTGCTTTTCTTGCTGCGTCAGCAATCGCTGGATCAAGACTTTTTACCTTTTCCCAGTCGATTGTTCCTTGATAAACATAGGTGCCAGGTGCATCACCTTGTGTAACATCTACGTCCTCAAGCAGATATCCAAGGCAACCGTCATCATTTGTCGGGTAAGGTGTTCCTGCCGGAACAATCTTTCTTCCATTTGAATCTGCAACAACTCCCAACTGCGCTACTACGCAAGCTGCTCCCTCATAAGGAAAAAACTTTAAAATTCCTTTACTTTGTGTAAAATCCCTTGTAATAGGCTTTCCCATTGTCTTTTACCTCCTTAAATCACATAATGGTTTTGATCTTCTACGTTAGTCTCAACGCCAAAAGTAATGTTTTCGGCGTTTTCAACGTCAGCTGTTTTTTCTTTGTTTTTATCACCACCGGCACTTCCACCGCCCGGATTTGTAGAACCGTTTGCGATTTCCTGCTCTTTTGCCTGTGCAGCAGCGGTTTCTTTCTCGGACATAATCTTTCCAAGAGCAGCCGTGTCAAAATTTCCATCATCACCAACAACTTCTTTTGCCTGTTCTGCTGTGATTCGAAAATCCGTCATAGCTTTTTCACGAAGATCTCTAATTGCATTATTTTTCTGCAACTCTGCAATCTGCTGATTAGCTGTCTCCAATGCTTTGTTAGCTTTATCAAGCTCGGTAAGGTTTCCGGCTTCAAAATCATCAATCTTTTTTTGAAGCTCATCCGCTTTTTCCGCTTTTTCCTTATATTGAGCTGTTCTTGCTTTTTCTTTTTGGATAGAGCTACCGTAATCTGCCATAATCTTGTCAGCGTCTTCTTCGCTAACTCCCATAGCAATAAGTTCTTCTCTCTTCATAATTATCTCCGATATGTCATACGATTTTTTATACGGTGCAACGACACCGATTGACATTGTTGATTTTTACGCTCACAACTTTGCGAATTTTTATAAAATAAAAACGGCTACTTATTATTCAGTAACCGTTTCTTTTATCTCTTTGTCCAATGGATTGTCTTTATTTAATTGATCTGTTATTTCCTTGGCTTTTCTTTCCTGTTCTTCCAAATCATTAATCGTTTGATATTTCGCTTTTAAGTACGGATCAGAAAGAATAAATGTCTTTTCTGCATCTCCCCAAAGACCAACCGTCTTAATAGCAACAAGCGGATGAATACCACATTGTAAAAGTACCGTAAGCGTTTGTGCTTTTGTGTACATATTATCCTGTGGGCTGTGATTGATCTGCACATCAAAATCCCTTGAAGTAATGCCAAGATCATGATCTTTTATTCTGATAATGTTCAGAATAATTTTCGCCAGTTTCTTTTCTGCCGACTTTACCAATGGGTCTTTCAGCTTTGCCCTTGTCTTTGAAAAATCCCAACCATTTCTAAGTTGAACCGCTCCCTGTGTATCGCCGCCGGAATTATTATTGTTTTTATTTGGGATTGCTAAAATTGATAAAGCGTTATCCCACAGATCATCTTTCGCAACCTGGCATTCCGTTTGGTTAAGCTCCTGTGTCATCACATCAACATCTGATTTATTGTCTTTGTTGATTGACTTGACAACCAAGGCTCGATTCATTTTCATTTTTTCAAATTCTTCTGAATCAATTTCACAATTTACGAATTTTATCCAACTTTGAACGAATTGCTCAATACCGTCCATTCTGTTCGATTGCATTGTATTGATAGAGTCTAAAATATCAATAACAAGTTCGATATCAGATATTCTTTCATGGTTGTTTGGAAACTCTACAATAGGAATACCGCCAAAACCATGTAATTTCCAATCATAAACTTTTCCGTCTGCAATTTTGCATTCGTGTGTCTTTGTATAGCAAAGCTTATACCACTCGCCATCTTCATTTTTCAATTCTTGTACGGCAACCAACGCCTCTTCCGTATGTTTGCTATAAATAACAAACGTATTCATCGGAGATGGAGCAACGATACGAAACGGTATGTCACCATCAGAAAATTGTGCCGCTTTAAACGATGTCCCTACGGCAGATTGCCATTCTCCGGCTTTGATATCTTTTTCCTGTTTGTCGGCATCCGTTGTATAATCGTTGTATTCATCAACAGCCTTGTTAATGTTTTCATCATTTTTCCGGCTTACCATCTGCACCGGCTCACCGTAAGTTTGCCCTACTTTAAATTGCACAATCTCATATGCGTGATTTTCTTCTACCTTATTTGTGATATCTTCATTCGATACCTTGGTTCTGTAAAGTACCGGCTGATCTCCTTTGTAATAATTCCAAAGGTACTCAATAGCTGTTTTATTGTAGTTAAAAATTCCAATGCAATTTCCGATAACACCAGAAATATTATCCGTCGTTATCGTTTCTACGTCCGTATATGCAATTTTCCGTCCGTATCTACCTTTCGCAATATCACGAAATGGCATTTCGTTTCTTAACATACAATTCCACCTCTAAAAAAATGTCATACCACTCGAAGTTTCCCTCGCAGGTAACTTTTTAATCTCTCTTTTTCCTGTTTCCGGATAATAAATAACACGCTTTACGCATTTATTGCACCGGCAAACAATATTCATCGTCCCTCTCCCGTCATAAGTTCCAACTTTACGACCGCAATTAGGACAATATATCGTTCTTTTTAAACACTCCATAAAATACCTCTTTTTAAAACAAAAAAGGACACCTAAATGGTGTCCCCTCTACATCACAGGAGTAAAGATATGAGCTTTAACTCTTTCTTCACGATAAATATTATCATAAAAGATATATGACATTCTATGACACGTTTTACAAATATTCTTCTCCGTACTTTTTTTCAAATTGTTGCAACGCTTTTCCGTGTAATCTGACAATCTGCCTCCACGAATATTCCATTTCGGTAGCAATTTTTTCAAAAGTCTTTTTTTCTATGTATCTGGAAAATAAAATTTGATAAACGCTTTCTTCCTCCATTGTGTCTATCTGTGCAATAATCCTTTCTCTTTTGACTAAATATTCGTCAATCATTTTATCGAGATTGTTCTCCAGTTCATCTATTTTTGCGATCGCTGTTCCTATTTTGTCAAAATTAGGAGAAGTCTGTACCTTTTCATCGTTCCCAATAGCTGATATGCTCACAGAAAGCTCTCTTAATTGAGATATTTCAGACAACTTATTGTTTATCATTTTATTCAATCTGCTTACTTGTGATAAATAGTCTTTAGTTTTCATATCAATACCTCCTAAATGGGTTTTTCATTGCTTCAGCCTTTGCTGTATTATTTGGATTCTCGATAAACATTTCAAGCTGTGTAAGTCCATCTGCCGCATCATCATGGTCATTACCGCCAATGCTAACAAACATTGTTAATTCATCCATAGCGGCTTGATATTCTTCATTTCTTCTATATCTAACAATTCCTAAATCTGCATCTTTTTTCATTTGTTCTTGTGTGATTTTATGGCTATCAAGAAATATAAATTTTCTTTTTATATCTCCAGAATATGCAATGATTTTTGATAACTTTTCAATTTTATTTGGTGCCTTTCTGCTTGTGCAGGAACATTTATAATCTTGCTCTTGTAATTTTTCATCAACATACTGGCAATATAAATCTCCTCCGACATTGCCCTCGAATCTTGTCTGTCTTATTTTATTACCTATAATTCTACCTACAACAAGTGGTATTGTTACTTCTTTCGGCCCTTTATTAAACACCCAGTCATAAATGTATACATCTCCATTATCATATTCTGCACCAATAGGCATTGACAAGCTGTCTCCTCCACCCCACGCAATATCCGTAACTCCGATTCTTCTAAAGTCTCCATCCGGAAGTATTCCATTAAAATATCTTAATTCATCAGTCGGGAACAACAACCCCTCACGAACAAAAGGTCTTTGCATAAACTTAGCTTCCCACTCAGCTTTATCAAGTTTTTCTCTCATATCCCTGTAATAATCTGTTGAAAAACCATTTATTTCATAGCTAAAGTTACTTTCGTCATTTTCGTTAAGTGCCGGTATTCGTCTGAATCTGTATTTCGGATCTTTTTCATATTGCTTTCTCATTCGCTCCAATGGGTCAAGCACGTTCCACAATGTACCTACCATCAATTCTCTTGCACCATCATTTTTTCGGTCAACCATCTTATTTAGATATTCTTGATATGTATTTTCCATTCGTGTAGGGGACAACGAATGTTCTCTATCTCTTACTAAATCATCCACATACAAATATCCGTCTTTTGATACATCGACTGCACCGGTCCAGGTACCATCAATACCACGACAAGTAACTGTCGCAAATCTATCTGGATTTCCAAGTGTTATTGTAAATTCATCAGCACTTTTATCCGTTACAAGTGGTTTATTTTCGTATTCTGGATTCCAAAAATAGAATAATTCAGAAAATGTATACTCTTCCGTAGTAAATAAATTCATAAGTTCCTTGTAAAATCCTTTTGCAAGTATTCCAGAGTGACCTCCCATAGCTGAATGGCTATTTGGCCGTCGTAAGGATACCCATGCAAGAAAAAATATACAAATTGTGGACTTACCAACTCTCGATGGCATTGATAGTCCGTAAAATTTAATTATTCTTTTTTCAAGGTCTTCAAGGTCTTTAACTACAACATTAAGCGTTTTTCGTCGTGGAAAGTAAAATCTTTTAGTCCAATTTCTTTTTCGTTCCATATAAAGCATAAAACTTTCAAAATTGTAATAGCTTTCCAGCTTTAATACATCGTAAAATTGATTAAGCAAAGGTAATTCACTTCCGCTATCCTGCACAACTTTTTCCACTTCCCATATGTCTTTTCCATTAAACTGTTTAGGATCTGTACAATATTTATTTATTAGCTCTTTTGTCCTATCAGTGCATTTCAGCATTAAGTCAGTTTTCTTTTCGTCCTTAGCAAGCTGGCAAACATCACAGTATGTATTTATTATGTTTTCATCAATTCCGTTTTGGGTAATATACTTTTCGCAATCAGAAATCAGATTTTCTAATTCAGACATAAAGAAAAGCACCTCGCTTTCACAGCAAAGGTACTTATAGACCTCTGCCTATAATTTTTCTAGGGTAGCGACTAACTCTATTCGTTAGCCGGTAATTGTTTTTATTCGTTTGTACATTTACCGTCTGCGTTTTATCGGCAAAAGGTAAAATTACAATTATTCATTTTCAAAACTCCTATTCCTTCAACAACTTATACAGTTGCAACGCTTCATCATCTTTGATAAGTTTTCTGATATAGGTTTTTCCGTTATGATTCTCAAATACCATTGCTATTGGTCGTTCTCCTGTTCCCAGCCCTAAATCAAACGCAACTGACATTACTTCTTCCCCTGCTTTTTCAACTCTAGCTTTTGGAATTATCACATTTTCAGGCATTTTAAATTTACTCATAGTTCTTAATGCACCCCTTTCTGCCGCATATGTAATGGTTTCTTGTATCAGAGATTGTTTTACAATCAATAACATTGCCCTTGCCAAGACAAGTCTCAAGATACTTACATTTATCACACTCTGTATCTTTTTCTCTATATTTTCTGGGCTTATATTCCTTAAAATCCTTGCACTTGCAATTTAGGCTTGTATCATTACCTTTTCTACAAGTGTAAATGGGATATTCTTCCCCTGTTTCTTCATCAAAAGCGAAATCTTCTTCGCTGAATTTACATTTTAAACAATCAATCATTCCTAGCAGCTCTGCACACATAAGTATGGCACCTCCTTGAATATCTAATACACATTACAGAATCATGTACAAGGTCTGGCATATACCCTGTTTCTAAAATAGTTTTCGATATTTTTCTTGCTTGCTTGATACTATTGAGTAATGGCATGTTTAAATCTTTTCTAAAATGTTTAAAGTACGAAAGGAACCATTCTCTTTGTGCATATCTTATATTGTGCCTTATTCTGCTATCTAATTGCAGACAATGAAGTATTTCTTTAATTCTTCTCATTCCTCATAAACCTCACAAAATCTTTCCTGCACTTAGGACATAAATCATATTTCACATGTTTTCTGAATGTATCGTAAACTATATTAGTCCCCCACAAACCGTTTGCGTATTGTTTTTTATCGGAAACATAGTCTCTATCCGTTTCTTCAACAAGCATATCAATTTCTGCTTTCGTTCCAATCTTGGAAATAACTGATTTTATGCTTTTGGGAAAACTATCAAATTCCGCACCGCATCTATCACACTTATAAATTTCCTTTTTCATCTAACTCCTCCATCACAATCCGTTACAATGCACCGTGTAGCCACCGTCCATATACTCTTTTACGGCTTTTCGCAACGCAGGCTTTGACTTATATCTCTTTCTTAGCATAATAGCCACGCCTTTTCTCTCGATAGCATAAATTCCAAACGGAACGGCATCACTGGCGATTTTCAGAAGTTCATTAAACTGAACAATAGAAATTCCCTCATAAATGCTTTTCCCTATATTGACCGTCATATAATCCCTCCTACACCTTGTATATCGCTCATATTTAAACGATTTTATTCTTTATGCACAATTCCTTGTTTTTGTACTAAAATTGATTTACAGGCAAATTAGACGCTGTTCAAATCCGTAATGATAACCATTCTATCAAAATTATCTTCCATAGCCTTATCGAAAGTCTTTGTTGCATAAAGAAATTCGCCGGTATAAAAATCTGTCACAGCATATCTGTATTCCGGATAAAGGTCAAATTTTATCTTTTCCAAAGTCTTTTCTGTCTTTTTGATTGCATTTCCCGTTCCAAACATCACTAAATCCTCACAATTTTGTCAAGATCGTAATTATCTCTGACATAATCAACAACCTCGCTTAATCTGTTTTTAACAAATTCATCATTGGCAATTTCCGGCAAACAATGAAATGTGCAGCTATTCTCTTTCCCGTACTTTTTATACTTATGGTAATCAAATGTCATATAAAAAATCGGTATTTGCGTAAAATTTTTCGTTTTTCTGCAAAGCCAATGGTTAAAAATCCATTCAATCATCATTTTCCCTCATTTCTACGGTATAAATATTTCCATCTTTGCTTATAATTTCATATTTTTCGTTAAATTCATTAAATTTTACTTCATTCGATATCGTTACCTCATACCTTGTATTAACCGGCATAGATAAAATACAGCATATCACTGCTATAACTGCAGACATAAACAAAATCACTGCATCACTTTTATAAATAAGAGTAATGATAAAAATAATAATGCTAACAACAAAAAGAGCCAAAAAGAAATAATTACAATCATTTCCTTTGATTGTATTAAGAACCGTTACTCCATTCATCGTTTTCCTCCATACACAAAACTAATTTCACAATTTCTAAACACTTTTCACGATTTTCTTCGTCAGTGCAACACCCAAAAGCGTTATACCGACAATCGTGGAAGTGGCAGCTATAATCTTTTGGTGCGATATCAGAAAAATTCATATTTCTCCTAACTCATAACAAATTGTTCCAGTTTCAAAAGATAATCTCTATTGCAAAAATGAGCTATACTATAATCAGTCTTACCATTGTGGCTCCTAGCAAAGTGCAATCTGACCATTTCTTCCAAAGGCATTGTTCCATCATCTTTTGGTTTTGAAAAATGAAACTCCTCAAAATGGTTAAACTCTTTATCGTTTATATGTGATAAAGCCGAGCATACGTCAATCAGCGTTTCATCTCTCAATATGGGATGTATCTTCCCTGTTTTCTCTGTAAACAAATCCAGGTAAAGATTAAAAGCATTATTTACTGCTTCTTTCAAATCATCATGACCGATAGATACATCGCAGATATCATAAAAGCGTTTAGACATGTCCTTTTGCTTTTTTTGCAATTCTGATTTTGTGAGTTTTGGTTTTTCATCATTTTCTGAAAATGATGTATTTACCCTTCCATCATCGTTAGATGATGTATTATCCTCTATGTAGTCTTTGTATGTATTCTCTGTAGTAGTCTCTGGTATTGCTTTGCTGATATTGCCATGTCCATCTGTGCAATTTGCCATGTCGTGAACGCAATCTGCCATATCGTAATTGTCAACAAGACTTTGCAGCTTTTCATAGTCAATGGAATACCACTTCGTCTTGTCAATTTTCATTTTGTTATAATTAGCCGTAATAACAATTCCTTTTTTCTCCAGACTGGTTATTGTTCTTCTGATCGTGTCTACTGACCAAAAATCAAAATCAGTTTCTTTCCATGACTGATATGTATTAAAAATCCATTATCTTCCATCACGGAAATTTTTATCTGCCTTTTTATTGATTTCAAGCCAATAATGTATCTGATTGAGAACAACAGCTTCATTCAGATTACCCAAAACCTTTACAAGCGTTTTTCGGATAAGCAAAACATCGTCTTTGTTTATAAACAGCTCATTATAATTCATATTGTTTACCTCCTACGAAAGATAAAAAACACTCCGCTTTATGTGCTAAGCTCTACGACCAATAAAAACAACAAACAGGCAGTCGTAGGTCTGCTTTTCGGTCTGCATCACCTAGTTTGTTGCATTTGCTTACTGATAATATTCAAATATCAGCAAAACGGACGGTTGCGGATTCGAACCGCAATCACTCTTTTATGTTGGAGTAAAGGAGCGAAAACCTCCAACAGGCAATTCCAGCCTCCGCCCACCAGTCTTTCATTAAGACCAGCCGGTCACAGGAATAAATCCCGTGCCGGATAATGGCAAGGATGGATTTGAACCATCTTTCCGTCTGCACGAATAACGGACGCCCCATGCGCTTGCCACTCAAAAACATACAATATCAATGGAGGATTTTGTATGAAATGACACCGCCTGTTACGGCTACGCTCATGCCAAAAAAGCGTAAGTTGATTTGCACGCTTGAGCATCGTGGGATAGATGCTCAAGTAACCCCCTCCGATCCTTGTGACGGATCTTTAATCAGCTTTCCGCTAGAGGGGTCTTAAGAAAGGAGATGTACAATGCAAATAGCATGTAGCATCAGGGTTCCGGCAGGGGAGAAAAAGTATAATACTAAAAGCACCTGCCGGAAACTAGGGTACCCGGATTCGAACCGGGAAGTCTGGGAACCAAAATCCCATGCCTTACCATTTGGCAATACCCCATCACCTACGGGCGAAGAGACCAATCAAACGCCCGTAAACTACTACGATTAAAAGGTTATTATTATGACACGTTTATTTCAGACTGTTATTTATAGTTCGATTGTTATTCCTTTCCAACTACCTAGTTGGGCATCTGATTTTTCTATTCTGATCCATAGACTTTACCTCCTTTTCGCTTATCTAAATGTTCAAACTGACATTTAACCATGTCAGTGACATTGCTACGCTGACAATCAATCCCGTGACCGGCCTTGAATAAATCACATTCAAACATCCGACCGCATTTCGTACATTCATCGTCAATCTCTTTACGACCAAACTTCATTTCTTTTCACTCAATTCAATGTATTTATTCAAATACCAAACTGCTTTTTTGACATCCTCTAATCCATTCTTTTTACGGTGCCGGTAGATATACTTAAATGCATTGCAGATACAGAAATCTTTTACTGCTTCTTTTCCTTGCGTTTCCTCCATCACGTCTATACACTGGTATTTACCAGTTTCATAATGCGACGGATGGTTTACGTTGTCAGTTTCAATACCTCCGCACAGTTCTAAAACTTTTTCTTGTTCTGCTTCCGTAAAAATATCAAGGTCAATCTTGGAAGCACCAATCATTTTCCCACTCATTGGATCAATCATATAAATACCTCGTTTTTTAGTTTATTACTCAACTTTCACCAAAATATAACTATGTCTTTTTATCCAGCTATCAGCATTGCCGTATTTACTGACTAAGTAATAGCCACGGAATAAGTGTATTATTTCTACTTCCGGGAATTTATACGGCAAAAGAAATAATTTATTCGGTGTTGTTCTTATCATTATTCAACCCCCATAAGTAAACGAAATGTTTCTTTCCCTCTAACGGTCAAATATGTCTGAACATTCGAATAACCGTGAGGAGTCTTAAAATCTTTAAGTTGAAATAAACCGCTTTTTCTATACTGCTCATATGGCTTAATAATTCCGTGCCGGTCACGGTAAATGTATCCGTGATCTGTCAGCCACTTGTTAAAGTTCTTTGTTGAAATTTGAAATTCTTTTGCTGCATCTCTGAATGTATCTATAGGTATATCCTTTCTTTAATCGGCGCAGAAGCTGTGAAAGGTTGCAGCTTGTCGGGAGCTACCCTATCTACGCCAAGGCTTTTTTGTTTTTGAGAATATTTTGGTGGCTTAGTAGGGACCTCCGGGCATCCTGCTAAGAGGGGGACGCCCCTTTTTCATCTGGACCCGTGGAATGGTCCCGGAACGGTGCTTTTCCGTCCGGTTTCATTCGTCCTTTCAGCTCTCTTGGATAAACCGCAGTTTCTCCCATAGACTAAACACCATATATTGTACCACTTATCCACCATCCACAATATCTTGTGTTTCGGTGTGTTTGCTGTCAGACAACCGGGCTCGGATGTCTGCTGCTGTGAGTGCTTTCTTCGCTTCTCGCTCCTTGCTTACGCCTGGGAGGTTCCATCCATAATGCTTGTTGAGTATGGCGATCTGCGCCACTGCTTGCTTACTGTCTACCAGCTTCGCACTCAAGCTCTCCTCCCTTTCTGCTGTTAATTTTTCGTAAATGTCTACACCCGAAGTGCTTAGTACATTCTTCTTCTTTCCCCAATTATAGATTGTTTCATCATCTATTCCTGTTAGTTTAATAAATCCCATAATACTTACTTCTTTACCGTATTGATAACACATATATATATAATAATCACATATATCATTTACTAGACTAATATTATAAGCATTACAATTTGACTTATTGAGATTACTGGTAACATCAGAATTATTGTTATTCTTATAACCTGCAAGATGGTTATTTAATTTTAATTTATTCGTTCCCTTGAAAAGGTGATGTTGAATATATAAAAGAGCAGCGTTCCATACTCCCTGCGGTGCTGTGGTCATATCCTCGATAGGCGGCTTTCTTTGTTCGCAAAACTCCTGTAGATAATATTCAATCTCGTTGGCGAACACCTCGCCGGTCAATGGCTCATCCTCTAATCGCTCCACGTTCTCACCTCCTTAACCAAATAAAAACGCCCACAAGAAAAACCTAGCAGGCGTATATAATAACACCTCTGGTAATTCCTGTGAGCGTTCCGTTGCCGTCCTAGCTCGTCATCCTATCGCTTTAAGTATCTGCTCCCCTCTCACGGCTCCGGGGTGATCCTCTGCCGGTCAATAACGCCGACTGCGATTCAGATCTAAATTGTAATTGAGATTATAAACCAGTATTTTAATTTTGTCAATATCAAAAAAATAATAATTTAATCGCTGTATATAATATATATAATATAAATATATATATAATAATAAATAATATAATAATTAAAAATAAAAAAATTAATAATAAATAATATATATGTCTTTTATTCTTTATCTTTTACTTTATTTTTATCTTTTTCTTTTGGTTCTTTTCTTTTTCGTTTTTTCTTTCCTTTTCTCTTTCTTCTTTTCTCCTATTGTGCAAAAAGTATTTATTTTAGTGTATTATTTTGGTGCAAAATAAAAAAGCACCTATATTTCAAGGTGCTTCCTCTTCGCAAAATTCAAGAAACCGGTTTTCGCAGTCTCTTGCCTCTTCGCTGCATTCCCCGTATTTCTCCCGGCATTTATCGCACGGGAGAAACTTTGATATATCAATGACATCATTCTCCGGGGCATATTCCTCTATGAGGTTATGGAGCCGGAACAACTGCCGGTCATCCATTTTAAGCAGCAGCAACGCAATCTCCATCCTCACCATAAGCCCATTATTCATTTTCTCCGTCTCCAAAAATCGAAGCGGCAGAATTCCCCATTTTGGAATAATAAACGCCGTCATCATCGGCTACAATGGACGTTTCACGGCTATTCACAAGCTCGTCATATATCACTTGTGGATCCTCTGCGTTTCCGTCCCAGTCATTAACTGGATCAGCTTCACCAGATTTTAACAGTTTAATATCTTCTAAAAGCTGATCACCTGCGGTTTCGTATCCACTGTGGATATATTCCACTCCGTCCTTTTCCAAGTCAAATACAGCCAAATGCAAACCACCGGCATTATCTTCTAAAACCTCCCATTTTCTTGTAGGGTATTGAACGATAACGTCATACCCGGTCATAGTGTCAAGAATGCCGTCATCGTCCACCTCTCCGATTGCGACGCAAAGATTGCAAGACTTCCTCTCTGCCCTTGTAAGATTCGCCCATTGTCTTTCTGCGGCATCAATAGCCTGTTCCTTTGTATCGAATGGCTCATCACCTCCGAAGCTGTCCCCATGCTTTTCGTAAATCACAAAATACTTACGATCTTTTTCTCCTTTGATCTTAAGTTCTGTTCCGTCTGAATAATCATCGACTCTGGAATTGTAGATTTCAACAAATTCATCCACATTTTCCGAACTTTCCAAATCTTGAAGCCATTCGTCCATTTCCGGATCATCTTTTCTAAGATCTTCATAGCTATTAACATAATAGCCTTTCATTTCCTCAAATTCATCTTCCGTGAAAAATACATAATCTCCAAATCTTTCAATTGTTCTCATGATAATCTCCTTTCCTCCGCTTCACCCTGCGGCGGGTTGTTTTCTTTTTTGTCTAAAATAATTATATAACGATATCGTTATAACGTCAATAGATAATTGCAATTATTTATTGTTTTTTGTCGCATTCTCAAAAACTTCATCTGGGACGCATACAAGTAGCGTTCTGTCACGCTTTCTTTCTTCTTCTGCTGTCAATTCTGCTTTCTTGGTAGCCATCTTTTGATTGACTTGCTTTTGTAATGCTTCCAGGGCTTCGGCTTCTTCTTCTGGCGTCCTCTCTCCTGCCACCGGTGGGATCGTGAACGGTCTTTCTGGTGCCGTGTCTGCTTCGTTCCGCAATTCCGGCAATGCTACGGACGCATTGACCTTTTCCATAACGGCTTCAACGATAAACCCGTTCAAGCTCTTTCCTGCTGCTGCTCGGATCGATTCTTCGTCTTCTTTCTTAAAACGGACTAAGGTTTTGAAATATGATTTATCCTCGTATTTTTTAGTTGCTCTGATTTGACTTTCTTTTACTGCCATTACTTCTTACCTCCTTATATATGATATCGTTATAGGCATTATATAATGTTATCGTTATTATGTCAAGCGTTTTGGACAGCGGTATCTTATAGCATTATCGTTATATCATTATATAATGTTATCGTTATACATATTGCACAATAAATAATATAATGTTATCGTTATATTCGTGTGGTTTGTCTATTGAAATCATATAACGATAGCGTTATACTATATTCAAGATCAAAAGAAAGGAGCCGGAACATCCGGCAGGGTAAAGAAAAATGAGAAAAGCAGAAATCAAGGTAGATGGATTCGTAGTAGGTATTGTTGATCTTACAATCGAGGAGATCAAGGAACTGAACAAAGACGCTGAGATCAGCGTAACAATCATTAAATAGCAAGACCGGCAGGCGGTTCCGGGGTTCAATTCCCCGGCTTGCTTTACCCGGATAACTGGGAATTTTAAAATATGGAGGTAATTGATATGGTTATAGGAACACTTGAGAGCGGCGAGAAATGCGTTTATGATTTGCCGGCACAGATTAAGACAGCAGAGCAAATGAAAAGCCTTATATACGGCTACAATAACGGAAGAATGGCAGAAAGACAGCGGCAAGAGCTTTATAACCAGCCTAAATTATTAGGTTTAAATGGTCCGATGTTTAACGGATTCGGAACGCTAAAAAGCACAGGCGAAAAGGTCGTTATAATCCGCTATGAAAAGCCTTGTGAATACTAGCCGAAACGCTCCATTCCGGAGCGTCCACCGCGGGATGGTCTCCCGGTGCTGACGATGGCAGACCAGAAAGGGAAATATTGTGAATACAATTAAATTACAAGGAATTTACAGAAGACAGAAAGCAATACAGGCGTCAGATCTTAAGCCGGGAATGGTCACGGTTTGGAATTATGGTTATACCGAGACAGTTAAAAGCGTAGAGCCTACCAAGAGCGGTAAAAGCGTTAGATGCGTTATTGTTTCCGACGAAAGCGGAAATGAACATATTAGAACAATGAGAGCTGATAGGCTTGTAGCAGTCAAGGAAGAAGAGCCAAAAGATCCGATTGATAAAGCGTTATCGAGCAGGTACGAGACTCACAATGGGATTTATAGCGATGTGGGCATAGCCTTAGAAGCTTTCAGCACTTCGGAACTTGCGGAATATTATATACAGCGTTTCGGCGATAGTGCATTACGATATTTTCTTGAGCAGGGAATAATTGCGGCGGAGATTAGCAAAGAACAGGAGACAATTAAATAAAAAAAGGATGAATAAAAAAGAGGGTCAAAAGCCCTCTTTATTTTTTCTTTTTATTTCTTTCAATTTCTTCTTGTAATGCTTAAAATGCCACCGCAAGCGGATAATCTTCACGCCGTCACGCTCAACAATGTATGTTTCAGCGATAGCGTCCGCACCGAAGACATAGCCGCCCTTATTCGTTCCAGATCTGCTGCCCATCTTTACACCCCCTTAATTTTTGCGTCAGCTCCTGTCCGAAGCTGTCAAGGTATATTACTTCTGTCGTTTCTTCCGTTCCTGTCTCTATCGGTCTGCCAACCACAAGGACCCGGAGCGGCTCCAGACGCCGGACCATTTCGCGGAATCCTGTTATATAGCAATGCTTTCCGGCATCTGTAAAACAACGGTTTGTGCTGACTATTAGAGCGCTGTGTATCGGCAGACCGTCAAAACAAAAGCCGTATGTATCCGCGGATCCCCAGCCGACAACCGGTATAACATCCATACCGTTTAGCGTCAGCCACCAAGACAAAGCCCGTGATCGGTATGTCTGGTATATCTGCAACGCTAACGGCATATCATCGTAAAAGCTAAAATCAACACCAGCGATGTATTTGAAATTGCCAAGCATATCAAAATATTTCTGCGGATTGTTCCATAACCGTTCAAACAAATTATCGTCTATGAAGAAATGACACAGGCAGTCTGCTGGATGTTTTTCTTTCGATGCTGAATTAAACGGAACCGATCGCAATCCGTCTGCGGATGCATTTATCGGTGGCAACTTCGGAAAACCATACTTGCCGGTCAGCTCCGCACCGTAAATAAAACGCTCACGCAAAACATCATCCTTCGTGTTCACGCAGATTCCATTCGTGTTGTCGAAGTTATTGACCATATCGTTGCACCTCGCTTTCGTCATTTCGCACAATGTGCGTCGTGTACTTCAAATTATAAATTGTGCAAAAAAACATAAAATGCATTTTAATTTACATTTTATAAATGTATTATACCATACTTAAAAATAATTTGCAACAAAAAAGCTACCGGACGCCGCTTGAATGCCCGATAGCTTTTATGGATAACTTGTAGAATATATTAAATTGTATAACTACAATAACATATTTCTAACATTTTTGCAAGTATTATTTTCTACGGTCATAATCAGAGAACGTGAAGCATACCCGTTTACTGATAATTCTTTGACCAATTTCTCCTCTGTAATATCCGGATTCGTCCGGCGAACGTAGTCAAGTAGCTGTTTAATATCCATCACGCAACCCTCCTCATAGACGATAGCAACATATCAACGATTTCAAAGACTTCCGCCCCGTATGTTGCTACAAAATCACATAAAACTTCTTCCTGCTCAAGCGGCAGATAAATGTCATAACTAAGGCAAATGGCGTGACATATTTCGTGAGTAAGCACTTTTCTGAAAAATCCACCTTTTACAAGGCTAGAAATGTAAATTTCGTGAGTATTGCTGTCGGTAACACCGATGCTAATAGTGCCATCACTCCGAAGCAGCCGGTAATCATCCGGTGGAACAATCACAACATCCCATACCGTATCGTTGATCGTAAACATCACGCCATCACCTCACTGTCAAATTTTAGAAACCAGTGTTGAAAGCTTGTTTCTAAGTAAATTCTTTTCTTCTGCCGTCATATCGTGCATAAGCTTTGTCACATCACCGGTAATCTCTTTCATATAGCTGTCAAGGGACTCCATCTTTTTTTGCTTATCCTCCGGCGTGTCAGCCTTGTGCATGTCTTTTGTTTCCGTGTAATGACGTTTTGCACGGTCATAATTGCTTTCTTTCATTTCCGGACGGTTCATGCCGGTGTCGGTGTAATGCATTTTACCATCGTGTCTATCCATATCACGATCCCACTCCGGATCCATATGGTAATACGGTGGCTCATCATATCCACGGCGTGTACCTCTGCCCTTTGGAGCAAATCTGCCGTCAGCGTACCGGTAATGGTCATAATGACGTCTATAGCCATATTTTTCCATCATTGCAAGTATTTCCTCTGAATCAGATTCATCCATTACTTTTGTAAGAGTGCGATAATACATAGCCTCGGCAAGGTCTTTCATCATGTCCGTAGCTTCGCCCATTTCTTCGACATTGATATTCTCGATGCCTTTGTCAAACTCACAACAAGCCACTTCTGTCAGCTTTTCAATCATGCTGTGCATTCTTTTGATATCCATAACCAACACCCCCTATGCTTCACGGACAGCAATCAAATTACTGTTCTGGACCTCAATAGCATGTTCGGACGTATTCTGCACGGCAACAGTGCTACAGCAACCGCAAGGAACATCAATATAAGCCTGTGCGGAGACATTAAAGAAATTTTCTACAGCCGCAGGAGTGACAATCATCCGTGTTGCTTGCAATGGCTCTCCGTCTACTGCAATGGCAAGGGAAATGGCTTCTACCGTACCACCTGTAGGTATCTGAATATTTCCACTGTAAGAAACCAAAAACCTAGCCCTGCATTGATTGGTTATTCCTCTAAGCTTAATAATTCCGCTCCCCTGTCTGTGGACTATACATTTAGTTCCACATACTGGTGTTTCTGTAAACGCAACATCTTCTCCGGCGGCAACTGTTTGTAACGCAATTCCTGTTATTTCCATAGTTTTTACCTCTCTTTCATAAAAATAAGGGCAAACATTACGGTCTGCCCTTTGATTCAAAAGTAATACTGCATAGCAGACATAATCGAGTTAAACTCAATTAAGATACTCAATTATTCATTTTTTCGTAGCTGCTACTTTTAGCTGCTACTTTTAGCAGCCACATCCCGTATTACATCCGCAACCACAACCATAAGCATATGCGTTAGGATTAGGAACTACATACGCCGGAACAGCTGTAGGATTTACAGAATTGATAATCTGCTGTGTCTGTGTGTTCATTGCAGCTGTCAGAAGTGCGGACTGGCGATCCTGCGAAGCCGCTCTGCGAAGATCGCTGTTTTCTGCTTGCAGGCTAGAGATTTTTTCCTGGCAAAGGTAATCAAGGATCGCACGGGTGCCGGCGTTCTGACTGTCAATGATATCTCTGGTGTTGTTATTCATTGTATTCTGCAAAGCACATGTGTTTTGAGCCGCATTGTAGTTTACACCTTGAATAGCCTCTCTTACATCACAGCAGCAGCTAGCAATCTGTGACTGTAAAGCATTTGTGTTTTGCATATTTGCCACAGTATCGGCGTTAATAGCCTGCTGAATTCCGTACCCAGTCTGCATTACATTGGTATTAATGCCGTTGAATCCAGTAAGCATACCGTTATTCATCGCATAAAAACCATCACACAAACCGTTGTTGATTCCGTCAAGCTTTCCGATGATAGACTGTGTGTCAAATCCTCTCTGAATTGCACTGTCTGTGTATGCGGCTGCTGTAGATCCCATTCCGCCGCCATTGCCGCCCCAGCCGTTACCGCCGAAGCCGCCCCAGCCAAAGATCATAGCGAAGATGATAATAGCCCACCAGCCATCACCGCCCCACATACCATCATTATTCCTGTTGTTTCCTGTCACTGCCGCAATATCGGCAAGACTTGGTGAATTTCCATTAAACATTTTGGTTTACCTCCGTAAATTTATTTACATCGGGTAACCGGTCTTTTTGTGCGCACGACCCAAAATGTATCAATGTTTGTTAAACATACTCATAACTTGTTGTTTGGCTTGATCTACCGTAATTCCACGCTCTTTGCACATATTTTCAGCCATATTCTGTAGGCCCCTTGTATCTCCATTTTGATACATTTTTATGGCATTCTGCGCAAGAGGATTGTTTTGAACATTCGGATTTCCTTCAATTATGCTTTGAATTGCCTGCTGCGGATTTCCGCTTGTCATCATTTGAATAATGTTAATTGGGTTCATTCAGCATCACTCTCCTTTTTGGTTGAAGATCTTGTGCTTTTCGCTGTATTTTTTGTTAATGACGATTCAATGGACGATATTTTGCTTTCCAATTCATCAAATCGTTTCATAAATGCCCCTGTGACATCGTCAGATAGCCCTATTTCGAGTTTTTTACCACCATCCATAGGATTTATACCATCCGTCATTGAAACAGGCTTAAAAACGACAGTATCAAGAGTGCCGTTGCTGTTCCAAGCCTTGACATAGATTTCTGATAAGTCCTGTTTTGGAAAAAATGCCGGGGCTCCGGTCATTGGTACATCCTGTGGAGCTATATCTTCTATTCTTCCGACCATTTTACCTACCATACCGGACATCGGTGCCGGTTGCTGTACTTGCTGTGGTTGCATCTGTTCTTGCGGCAACCTCTGTTGTACGTTTTGCATCGGATTGTATTGATAAGCGTTAAATCCCGGACTATAAGTCATAGTCGGAGCCTGCTGATATGTCTGATACGGATTCATCTGCATTTATTTCGCCCTCCTCCAAAACTTCGTCTATTGCTTTCAAAATAAGGGACAGCGTGAAAAGGTCAACACGCTTCATTACTGTTTCATTGCCGAAAATGCGTTCTCGCATTGCATCTGTAATCATCTGCCGTTCCCTCCTTTGATTAAATTTTTGCATAAAAAAAGAGATGTGAATTATCACATCTTTATCAATTTTTTATCATTGCATAGGGCTTTTTGAATTATTTTTTTAGTATTTTGTTTATGTACCAATCTATGTACCAATTTTTGTTAAATTATGAAAATCTATGATTAAATTCGTAAATGTTAGGTTGTTTTAAAATGCTGCATTTTCAATACATTGAAGCAATTTGAGCTATTATGTAAAATTATGCCGAAATCCAATGTACATAATGTTTACATTTGTGTTAAAATTCAATGAAGTTTTGAAAAGCACTGAAAACACTGTATTGCAATATACTACATTCTTAATTATGTACCAATTATGTACCAATTTCAAACAATGTTAAT